CCTGAGGATGGGCGATTAGAACACGAAGTTTATGTGGAGGATTGAAATTATGAAAAAGATAAAGTTTTACATTCGGTGCATCAAGATATTTATGAAAGACAGTGGTAAGCCGAACAGGCAAAAGTGGCGCAGGCTCACGAAGGCATTTGAAAAAGAAAGGAAGGCGCTTGGACTATGACAAAGTTTCAGGAAATGAAGGATTTCATACATACTCTCTGCCCGCTTCCAAATCACTGGTGCGACGGTAGGCCGATTCCACTCCAGGCGACAATCGAACTGTTGCCATGCAAATACTATGCCGGTCGCAAGTGTTTTCATCCGCAGAATCCGCGGAATGCCAGAAGTAACCAACGTCCCGCACGGCGTTGCAATATATCAAACGAAAGGTGGTGAAAAACTCCACCTGTTCCACCTGAGAAGCCCCGCTGTGCGGAGCGGGGCGGGGTTTTACGATAGGTAATCGGGCGAAAGGGGAAGGCCATGGACAAAAGAGAATTGATGCAGATACGCAATATCATTCGAGAAATAGAGTGTTTGCAACGTCAACTTGACCGGGCCGAATATCAGACAGAGACACGGCAGACCACGGTGGCCGTGAAGGGATCAATGCGGGATTTTCCGTATGTAGAGCATACCATCAAGCTGACGGGTGTTGATATGGAGGATTATATCCGGAAGGTCAAGCGGCTGCGGATGAAGCTCAAGCACCGAATTGATGAGCTCATGGCGACGGTGGAGGAAGCGCAGGAGTACATAGCGGGGATACCGGATAGCGACATCAGGCTGATACTCCAATGCAGGTTTATAAACGGTATGACATGGGAGCAAATTGAGGCAGAAACAGGGATACCGGTTACAACTGCAAAACGGAAATACAAACGATGGTGGAATTTTATGTAAAAAAGTGGCCTTGTTTGGCCCGATTTATATGTGCTAAAATGTATAATGAGTAAACATGACCGCACGGAAGAAACCGGGGCGGTTTTTGTTTTGCGTTTTTGGGGCCCGCATTGCGCGGGCGAAATACCTGGCGTTGCTGGTTCGTCCTCCTTGGCCGACGGCGACCAGGTATTTTCAGGTTCATGTGGGTTACGGACACTTCAACGTATGGCCAGGGGTTGGGAGGCTGGAAGCGTTAGGAAATGTCAACAATCCAACGTCCCGAATACGGGGCAGGGTGGAAAGTTATCATCTGGGAGGAAAGGTTGGATTGTTTAGTTTGTACGGTGGGAGCCGGAGCGTTAGCGAACGTTGACGGGCGCTGCCGGGCATGGTGATCCTCCACGGTGGCGCTCGGGACAAAGAAGGATTTTCTCCTTTCGTGTAGAAATATGGCTGTGAAAGGGGGATGAAATTATGATGGACTTGTCCTTATATGCTGACTTAGTTAAATCTGGTGAAAAAATAACAGGCAAAAAAATGAAGGAAATTATGAAGAGATATAATGTGAAATTTAAGTACGCGAATAGTTCAACGGCTTTGCTTGAATCGTCAATAAAAGATGATGAAATTTATGAATGTACAGGCTGGGTCTGCTATTCTGGAGTTGATGGAGTATGCCTTGAACTGAAATAAATCAGGTAGAGATAATCTGAAAGCACTTGCCGAAAGGCGGGTGCTTTTATTCTAGGTGATAAACATGCCTCTTAACAAACTCTGCCATTGCGGCAAGGTCATAGACTTCAGCGCGAAGCGATGTGATGACTGCGCAAGGAAGGCAGAACAAGCCAGGCAACAATACTACAGACAATATGATGCTTATACAAGAGATAAGAAAGCTGTCGCATTTTACAACTCACCTGAATGGGAGCGGGTGAGGTATCTGGCATTAACGAGAGATTTCGGGTTATGCCAGGACTGCTTGGACGAGAAGAAGATTACTCCTGCTGATGTGGTTGACCATGTTAAGCCGCTCAAACTCTTCTGGCACCTGAGGTTATCCCTGGACAATCTGCGATCCCTTTGCAGCAAACACCATGCGATCAAGACCGCCGAGGACCGCAGAAAGTACGGGGTAGGGCGGGTTTAGAAATTTCTAGCAAAATGGACGGATGCCACGCGGCCGACTCAGCGCGAATTTTTTTCCCAAAATGGCGAATTTCTCAGGAGAGGAGGTGTCAGGTGTGGCCGGTAGACCACCAAAGCCAGTCAAACTATTGAAAATGGAAGGCAAATCGCATAGGACCAAAGCAGAACTTGAGGCCAGGGAGAAGGAAGAGCAGAAACTTCTGACTGGACAGAAGATGAGGGCTTGGCCGGAGGTCCGTGAGAACGAACTGGCACGCAAGGAATTCAACCGAATCAAGAAACTCCTTGAATCCATCGGTCACAATGATGCCCTATATGAATCCGTCATCAATCGCTATTGCCTTTTGTCCGCTGAGTGCAAGCAGATTGAATCGACAATAGAACAACTGAGACAGGAGCTGGCCGAATTAGCCGAAGTAAAGCAAAATGGCGATATTGACTTCCAAGAGTACCTTGACGAAAAAGGCGCCATACATGACCGCATCCTTGCATGGGATAAGAAGCTCATGGACAAGAGGAAGATGCTGCTTCAGATCGAGCGTGAAAATGTCATGACTATTATGGCCGCGCTACGGTCAATCCCCAAGAAGCCAGAGGAGAACCAAAAGAGCAATCCCATGGCCGAATTTCTTCGCAAGAAAAGGGAGGGAAGTGGATGATGTAAATGCCCCACGATAAGCAAAGAGCACTTGAGGTAATCGAATTTATACAGATGTTAAAGGCTGTCGACGACTTCTACGGACAGCCTTTTGTATTGCTCGATTGGCAGCACCAGGTATTGTGGGATGTCTACGGCACAGTCAACGAGAAAGGATACCGCCAATATCGATATTCCTACCTCGAAATACCAAAAAAGAATGGAAAAACCTCATTAGTTGCAGGCCTGGGTTTGTATCACGTGGTTTGCGATGGACCCGGCGGGCAAATATATTGCTGCGCGGCCGACAGAGGTCAGGCTGAACTTGTATATAAAGCAGCCTTGCAAATGATAGAGCAGGAAGAGGCTTTGCAGGAACTTGTTAAGATAACCGACAGCAAGAAAGAAATCCGCAACAAAGAGACAGGCACATTCCTCAAGGTCTTGTCGGCCGAAGCCTACACAAAGCACGGTCTGAACCCGTCGGTTGTCATATTTGATGAACTCCATGCCCAACCCAATCGGGATCTGTGGGACATTATGACCTTCGGTGCTGGAGCGGCGAGAAAGGAGCCGCTTTGGTGGGTGATTACCACTGCCGGCGACGACCCAGACCGAAAATCTATTGGTTGGGAAGTTCATGAGTACGCCAGGAGAATCCGTGACGGTGAGATTGAGGATCCCAGCTGGTATGTAAAAATTTATGGCGCCGACGAAGATGATGATATTTTTGATGAGGCGGTATGGTATAAAGCAAACCCTTCTTTGGGTCACACCATAGATATTGAGAATGTCCGCAGAGAGGCTATCGCCGCCAGAAATGATCCTGCTCAGGAAAAATTATTCCGCTGGCTTCGCCTTAACCAGTGGGTGTCCTTGAAATCTGTCGGTTGGCTCCCACTGTCGCTATGGGATGCCACTATTGGCAAGTGGAATCCGGCCGACCTTGTGGGTAAGGAGTGCTATTTAGGGTTGGACCTGTCAAGTACTATCGATTTGACCGGTGCATGTCTGCTGTTTCCGCCTCAGGATGGCATACCGGATTGGCGGGCCGTGTTTGAGGCATGGATTCCGGAAGATAGCATGAAAGAGCGCGTCAAGCGCGACAAAGTTCCATACGACAGATGGGTGAAAGAGAAATACCTGCATGCTACCCCGGGGAATGTAGTTGATTATGAGTTTGTAGAGGCAAGGATTTTAACTCTCTGCAAGCAATATAAGGTGCTCGAAATTGATACCGACCCCTGGAACAGCCGAATGCTGACGCAGAGGTTGTCAAAGCAAGGCATTACCGTTGTGGAAGTCCCCCAGGTAATGGCCCACATGTCACCTGCAATGAAGGAAATTGAGAGGCTGGCGAAAACAGGTCAGTTGACGCATGAAAAGCATCCTGTTGCGCGCTGGTGTTGGGGCAACGTAAATATTGCTGTTGATGGCAACGGCAACATCAAGCCCATGAAAAACAAGAGTATTGAAAAGATCGATCTTATTGTCGCCATGATAAACGCTATGGCGCGTGCGATGGTTGAAGCACGGAAGATTGATGTCACTAAGTATGCCAGCGGGGACTTCCTGGACAAACTCTGGGGTTAGTCAGGTGTTAGGAGGTGAGATTGTAAATGGCTTTTTGGAGTAAATGGATTAAGCCAAGAGCACAGACTCTTGAGTCAATAAACCTGAACGACAGGCGTATACTCGAAATACTGGGCGTCAATATCGATGAGCTGAATTTCAAAGGCAAAAACGCCCTCAAGGAAGCTACTGTTTATGCCTGCATCCGGATCCTGGCTGATGCTGTCGGCAAATTGCCGTTGAAGGTATACCGAGAATTTGACGGAAACCCGAAAGAGGTAAAGCATTATCTTTCGCCATTGCTCAAAATCCGACCCAATCCCTGGATGAGCGCCAGGGATTTTAAAAAGGCTGTTGAGGTCCAAAGGCTTATCCATGGCAATGCTTATGTTTGGTTAGACGTAGCAACAAGAGGCCCGGATGCCGGAAAAGTGGTCGGCCTGTATCCACTGGACAGCACACGGGTTGAAATCTGGATTGACGATATCGGTCTACTGCCCGGGAAGGGGAAAATGTGGTACATTTTCACAGACAACGAAGGGAATCAGTACAAGCTTAAGCCGGATGAAATCCTCCACTTCAAAGGGCTGACTTATGATGGCATTGTGGGTATGACTCCATTGGAGCAACTCAGAAGAACCATCGAGAACGCTGGGGCGGCCAGTGAGTTCATAAACAAGAGTTTTAAGAGTGGTATGCAGGTCAAGGGGATTGTGCAGTATGTCGGAGACCTGAGCCAGGAAGCGGAAAAGACGTTCCGCGAAAAATTTGAACGGATGTCCAGCGGACTTAAAAACGCTAACCGGGTGGCGCTCCTGCCGATTGGGTACAAATTTGAGCCTATAAGCCTTAAAATGACCGATGCGCAGTTCTTGGAAAACACAGAGTTGACCATAAGACAGATAGCCGCAGCGTTTGGTGTGAAAATGCACCAACTTAACGATTTGGAGCGCGCCACGCATACCAACATCGCAGAGCAACAGAGGGAATTCTACATCGACACACTCATGGACATCCTGACTGGTTATGAACAGGAATTGACCTACAAGCTGTTTACTGACAAGGAGCTGGAGGAGGGGTATTATATCAAGTTCAATGTCAATGCTATCCTCCGAGCAGATCCGAAAACCAGATATGAGGCATATCGAACCGCAATACAGTCTGGTTTTATGACGCCCAATGAAGTCCGGGCGCTGGAAGAACTTGAGCCAAAGGAAGGCGGCGACCGGCTGCTTATCAATGGCAACATGATGCCAATTGAAATGGCCGGAGAGCAATACAAGAAAGGGTGATAGGGTTGAAAGGCAAGAAGTTCTGGAACCTCAAGAAGACAGATGACAAGACTGGCGAACTTACCCTATACGGAGAAATTTCGGATACAAGCTGGTGGGGCGACGAGGTAACACCAAAGCAGTTCAAGGAGGACTTGGACACCCTGGGCGACATTGAAACCCTGAATGTCTACATAAACAGCCCGGGCGGGGATGTTTTCGCTGGGCAAGCAATCTACTCTATGCTGAAGCGCCACAAAGCACAGGTAATTGTTTATGTGGACGGTCTGGCCGCCAGCATTGCGTCCCTGATCGCTATGGCCGGGGACAAAGTTATCATGGCGGCAAACGCCATGATGATGATCCACAACCCATGGACGTGGGGAGTTGGAAACGCCAATGACTTCCGGAAACTGGCTGATGACCTTGACAAGATTCGAGACAGCATGATCGTGGCATATCAAAAGAAGTCTGGCCTTGACGACAGCGAAATCATCGACATCATGGATGCCGAGACCTGGCTGACCGCGGAGGAATGCAAGGAAAAAGGATTTGCGGACGAAATCGAGGAAGCCAAGCAGGTGGCGGCTTGCGTGGATGAGAAATATCTTGGCGTTTATAAAAATGTCGCGGATGAAATCAAAAAAACGCAGGGTAATGGCCACGGTCTGAATGCACAGATTTCTGTTGATGTCGCAAAAATCTCTGAGGTCATTATGTCGGCCATTAAAAACGGGCTGCATGGAGACGAACCTAGAGGGCCGAGAGACAGTGAGCGGGAGTTGAAAAAGAAAAAGATGCTGCTGGAATTGGAGCTTTAAAAGCTCCTTTTTAATACCCAAAAATTCAAAGAAAGGATGATGTGAAAGTGACCAAGGAAATGAGAGCTTTACTTCAGGAGCTTGAGGCCCTGAAGGCAAACGTCAGGGCTTTGATAGGCGAGAATAAGGTTGATGAAGCCGAAAAGAAGATGGAAGAGGTCCGGGCCCTGCAGAAGAAAATTGACCTCATGAAAGAGGTCGATGCGACGGATGATGCCGACATCATCAGTGGTATCAAGCTTGCCCCCCCGGTAGACAAGGATCTCAATGCGGAGTACAAGAGGGTGTTCCTCAAGGGGCTGCGCAGGCAGAGAATTTCATCTGATGACCAGAGCATCATTGATGAATACTACAAGGCCAATTCAATCCGCGCCGCCCTGATGCACGAAGGAACAAATGCTGACAATCCCACAGACGGAGATGTCGGGCTCATTGTACCGCAGGACATCCAGACCAAGATCAACGAGATCATGAGACAGCTCAACGATCTTTCTGAGTACATCACGGTAGAGCCTGTCAACACCCTGTCAGGAAGCCGCATGCTTGAGGCAGATACCACAATGACGCCTTTCCAGGTTGTCGAGGAATACGGAGAGATTCAGGATATCGATAACCCCAAGTTTGTGCCGATCAGGTACCAGCTGGTTAAGCGCGCTGGATATCTTCCCCTGACAAATGAGCTCCTGCGCGACAGCGATCAGAACATCCTGAATTATGTTGCTCGCTGGATTGCCAAGAAGCATGTGGTTACCAAGAACACCCTGATCACCACCCTGTTTTCTGGCCTGCAGCCTGTGACATTGACTGATTTGGATGCCATCAAAAAAGTGCTCAATGTCGATCTTGATCCCGCAATCAGCCAGAATGCAGTCATCATTACCAACCAGGACGGTTACAACTGGATGGATACCCAGAAGGACCAAAACGGGCGGTATCTCCTGCAGGACGATCCGACCCAAACCGGCAGAAAACTCTTCAAGGGTCGTCCGGTTGCTGTAATGTCCAACAGATACCTGCCCACGGTCGAAGAAAGTGGTCAGAGCTATGCCCCCATGTTCATTGGTGACGGCAAGGAATTCGCTGTGCTGTTCACCTTCGGCAGGTATGAGCTGGCTTCCACCCGCGAAGGCGGAGACGCCTGGAGGCGTGATACCACCGAATTGAGGACCATCACCAGGGATGACCTGAAGATGTGGGATGCAGCAGCCATGAAGTATGGCCGCCTGAAGGTGTCTTAAGGTGATGGCCTATGCCGGAAGTAAGAGCGCTGTATCACTTTTACGATGAGGTTGCCTGCAAAAACAGGTACAAAGGAGATGTTTTTCAAGCAACAGAAAAACGGGCGGATGAGTTAGCTAAACGCGGGCTCGTGATCTGCACGGAGGATTTGCTTGTTTTGAAGGATACCAAAATAATTGAAGAGGAGCGGATCTCCGGAGCAGCAGACGAACAAAAGCCTTCCGAAAAGATTGAATATTCACCCAAGACACCAAAGGCCAAGAAAAGTAAATAGGAGAGGGACAGACGCCCCTCTCCTACCCTATAAGGGGTGGTTGAATGATTGTAAGCCTCAAAGAAGCAAAACAGTACCTCCGTATTGACGGCGATTATGACGATGAACTCATAAAGTCACTGATACTAGCGGCAGAGGTATACCTGAAGAACGCCACCGGCATTGAATACGACAGCGCAAATAGTCTTGCGAGGTTGTTTTGTCTTGTTTTGATTACCGACTGGTACGAGAACCGCACGCAGGTCGGTGCTGTGAGTGATAAGATGCGCTTCACAGTACAATCGCTCCTTGCGCAGCTTCAGAACTGCACAAGGCAGGAAACGGGGGATAGTGATGCCAGCCAGTCTGAATGAACTGAAGGAGAGAATAACGGTCCTTGACCTATGCTGTGATGGCAAAAACTATGCCTGGAAAGAGCGGATAGGACATGGCAAGTTATGGGCCAAAGTAGAGTATCCAAGCCAAAGAAACATCTTTTCAAGCATCGGCTTGAGTGCCAGGTCCATAAAGTTCACCGTCCGCAAACGAGATGACATCACGCTTCACAACGCCATTCTCTATCAGGAAAAGCACTGTTTCCTGACCGATATCAAGGAGCTTGACCGTGCGTACATGGAGATTTTGGCTGCGCTGGTAGAGCCGCATGCATGCACCGTTGAGCGCACAGGCGAACCTACGCTGGATGAACTCAATAGGCCGGTATATGGGGAGCCAGAAAGAATCACCTTCCCTGGCTACCTTGTTGAAAAATACATTTCTTATAAGCAAAACGAGCCGATGGTAACCCAGGTCAAGCAATACGTGCTTGTTGTTCCCAAGGCTGTGAAGCTGGGAGTCGGCGAAATCGTGAAGATTGACGATGTGCCGTATGTCGTGGCTATAGCTCATGAACTTGACGAGTACAAAAACGAGTATGAAATCACGACAGAAGGTGATGTTTGATGCCGAGTGTAGAAGTCCAAGGGTTTCACGAGCTAGATCAAGCACTTAACACAATACTCAAGGAAATCTCGGGCGTTCGACAAGAGCTTCACGATAGACTTTCAAAGATGCTCAAAGAAGAAGTTGATAGATCTATCGATCAATCCGGATTAAATGATAGCCACAACAAAATCAAGAATTGGCAGGAAGAACGCGTTGGCTCAAAAGGTGGCTATGCGGCGATTAGGCCCAAAAAAGGGCCTGGTCTTGTAGGCCCTAACAGCCCTGGAGCCATAACAAACTACCTAGAACATGGCCACAAGGGAAGGCCCTCAAGGAAACAGGCGCAGGAATTGCAAGGGATGAAAGAAGCGCGACGCAGGGAGGTACAGAGGAGGACTAAAGGCGGCAGGTTTGCGAGAAAAACAACCGTGGTACTCGACACCAGGAAGTGGGTACCTGGCTACTTCTTCTATGCCGACGCCCGTAAACAAGTAGAATCAAAGGCCATAGAAATAGCCGAAAAGTTCGTTGATGAATTCGCCAAGAAGCTGGAGGGTTAGGAATGATAACCCAAAAAGACATATACGAGGCCATAAACCGGTGCATTGCGCAGGCATTCCCGGGACATACAGTGTACGACAATGAAAACCCCAAAGATTTCAAACGACCATCGTTCATGATTGAGTATGTCCGAACATCGTGGAACGATGCAAACAGCCGAACAATTGAGAAAACCTCATATTTCACCATCACATGCTTTACACCGGTTGACCAATATGGACGCTCCAACGTTCACGAACTTGTGAAACTTCAAGAAGACACGCTCCAACTCTTTGCAAAGGGCTATATCACCGTCGGAGACCGGGCAATCAAGGTTCGGGGGAGCACCGGCGGTGCTGATTTGGACAGGGCATATATTGATTTGCAATTCCATTACTATGACGATCGAACCGATGACGAGGACACAACGCCTCTTATGGGTTCGATTATGACAAATTTACAGGAGGGATGGAAAGATGCCTTTACCGAACATTAATATTGCATTTACAACACAGGCAGCCAGCGCCATCCAGCGCTCTCAGAAAGGCGTGGTGGCAATCATCGTGAGGGATACGGCCCAAAAGGGCGCGCACATCCTCACAAATGTGTCACAGATTCCTAACGGGCTGTCAGAAGAGAATAAGGAGTACATAAAGCGTGCCTTCCTTGGATACATCAATCCTCCTCGGAAGGTTGTTGTTTATGTACTGCCTACAGACGCGACAAATCTGACGGAGGCGCTTAATTACCTTGCTTCACAGACTTTCGATTACCTTGTTGGCCCTCCCGATATCACGGCTGCCGAGTGCAGTGACATTGTGGCATGGATAAAAGCTCAACGAGAAGCTGGAGCCACGCCCAAGGCTGTACTGCCGAACGTTACGGCTGACAGTGAGGCGATTATCAACTTCACAACCAGTGTCATCAATGTCGGTGACAAACAATTCTCTGCGGCTGAATATTGTTCCCGCATTGCCGGGCTTATTGCCGGCACGCCCATGACCATCTCCTGCACATATGCTCCACTGCCCGAAGTGACGGATGTTGTCAAGCTTACAAAAGAGGAAATGGATGAGGCCATCGACAATGGCGAGTTCATCATCTTCTATGATGGTGAGAAGGTCAAGGTTGGCCGCGGCGCGAACTCTCTGCAGACCACGACCCAGGAAAAAGGGGAAGCATTCAAGAAGATCAAGATTGTCGAAGCTATTGACATGATCAAAGCCGACATCAGAAAGACCATAGAGGACAATTACATCGGCAAGTATGCCAACAGCTATGACAACAAGTGCCTGCTCGTTTCGGCTATCCTCGGATACTTCAAGGGACTGGAAGCCGAGGGCATCCTTGAGACTAGTACAAGCTCCGTGGAGATCGATGTTGATGCTCAGGAAAAGTACTTGCAGAGCAAGGGTGTCAATACCGAGAACATGACCGAGGATGAAATCAAGAAATATCCTACCGATGATAAGGTGTTCGTCCGGGCAAGAATCAAGATACTCGATGCCATCGAGGATGTTGAATTAAGTGTCGCGATTTAAGGGGAGGTGGTATTGTGGCAAAGATAAGCGCAAAAAGAATAATGAATGGTACATTCGGCGAGGTCTGGCTTGACGGCGATTTTGTCGGTGAGTGCTATGGATGCCAGGCGAAGCTTAATTTCAACAAAGAGGACGTGCCAATCTGCAGGGAGATGGGCGTTGACAAAAAGCTTGTATCTTACGGTGGGACCGGCTCGCTAATGCTGTACAAGGTTAACAGCAGGATGGCTATTAAGATTGGCGAAAAGATCAAAAATGGAGAGGATCCCCGTTTTACGGTTGTGTCAAAACTGGATGATCCCGACGCCTATGGTGCAGAGCGTGTTGTTTTGAGCAATGTTAGCTTCGATGATCTGACCCTTGCTGACTGGCAGGCTGCGACGGTAGGCCGGGTAACGGCGCCGTTCACTTTCACCGACTACGATTTCCTTGATGTTGTGGAGGCGAGATAAGCAATGGCAAACACACTTGATCTGCTATTAAAAATGAATATTCCCGACCTGCCGGAAAAAGAGTACAAAATCAAACGCCTGAGCCAGCTTTGTGGGGAGCCCGTGGTATTCAAACTGCGGGCCCTTCCATATAGCAAAGCCCACGAGTTGTCCTCGTCCAATCGCGATGACATTGATGCTCATATTGTACTGGCAGGTGTTGTGGATCCCGACCTGAAATCGAAGGAGCTCATGGAAAAGTACGGGGCTCCAACTCCGGTAGAGATGATCAAGAAGCTACTGCTTCCAGGAGAAATCATCGACATCTCCCGTGAAATTGAAAAGCTTTCCGGGTACAGGGTAGACACCATCGAAGAGATTAAAAAAAAATAGACACTGACCCGGAATTGAACCTTATGTTTTTCTTATTCTGCGAGCATCACATTTTACCAGGCTCGTATTACAACCTGCCTGAAGGAGAAAAGGTTGTGATACGGGCCTTTTTTGCGAAAGAAATGGAAATAAGACAAGAAGCTAAATTGCGACGCTAAGAACCAAAGGGGGTGTATCGAGTGGCACGCGACATCAGCATAATGATATCTGCAAAGGATAACTTCACATCAGCCATACAGGCCATGCGGAACGCAAACCAGATGTTTCAGAAGGATATTGGTGGTCTGCAAGCCAAACTCGATGCCCTGAACAAGACTAAAATCAACCTGAAGGTTGATGTTGATAAAGCAAAAAAGGAACTCAAAGATGCTGAAAAACAGTTCCTGAAAACCGGCGAAGCTGCCGATAAACTCAGGCTTGAAATGGCACATGCCAACTATGAGAACGCTCGCAGAAACCTGAGTCTGGTTTCAGAGGGTGCAAAACAGGCTGAAAGGGACATAAAAAACCTTACGAATGCCTTGAGTAAGGCCGAAAACCGTGCCACCACTTCAACAAAAGGCATCGGGAATATGCTCAGTGTCCTGGGAGCATCCGGTGCCGCATCAATGGTTGGTAATGTGCTTGGCGATATGGCCAAAACCTATGTAAGCAGCGCCTTCGGAAGAGAAATCAGCACTATTTTTAGCAATGCCCTATCTTCCGCCGGAATGGGAGCGGCTATCGGTACGGCCATAGCTCCCGGCATCGGAACGGTGATAGGCGGTACCCTGGGTGCTGCCGCAGGCGTAGTCCAGGGTATGGTCCAGAACTACCAATCCAAGGACGAGGCTTTCAAAAATTATTACCAGCAACAGTATGAAAACGTTCTTCAAGCTCAGGCGGAAGCTCTTTCCAGTGGTATAGGTATTGCTGCCCAGAGAGAATCTGACATGATGGCCTTCACGACTATGCTGGGCGGTAGTGAAAATGCCAAACGATTCCTGGGTGAGCTCACCGGATTTGCCGCAAGGACACCGTTTGGATATGATGATTTGACGTCTATCAGCAGAACACTACTTGCCTATGGCTATCAGCAGAACGAACTACTCCCAATGCTTGAAATTGTAGGCGACGCTGGTGCGGCCCTCGGCATGAGTAAAGAGGACATGAGGTATGTTGCTACTGCTCTGGGCCGTATGAGGACCACCGGGAAAACTACACTGGAATATCTCAACCCTCTGCTTGAGCGCGGTATCGATGTATGGGGATATCTCGCCGAAGCCTCCGGAAAGACCAAGAAAGAAGTCCAGGAAATGGTGAGCAAAGGTCTTGTACCGGGCGAGGAAGCCGCGAAAGCCATAGCTGATTATCTGGCCTATGATTACGGCGGCACAATGGAAGAACTGGCCAAGACATATTCCGGTCTGGTATCCACCCTGGAAGATAATATCATCGAACTCAACAAGGCTATGGGAGAAGGGTACACCGAGGAGCGCAAACGGGGAATCCAGGAGGAGATTGAGTTCTTAGAAGGCACCGGCGGCCAGATGATGCAGGAAGCCTATAAGCACATAGGACAATGGAGAGCGTCCCTCGAAAACTTGTCTGAGCAGTATAAGCGGGATGCTATCACTGCCGTAATGACCGGTGAAATCAGCGGGATTTTCGGAGAGGAAGCCCGTCAGCGACTTTCTCAAATGTATGAAGAATATAAGAGTCTGGCTGCGGATCCATCTGAAGAGACCGGGGCGATGATGGGACAGATCTTGGCCGAAGCTCAGGCTATTGCGCAGAACGAATACAACGCCAGCGAAGGCGCACAGCTTTTGTTGAAGACCCAGAAAAATATAGCCGAAAACATCAAGAATGATGCAGGCCTGAAAGAAGCATATTGGAATACTGGATATGAAATGGGGCTACAGTTCTCGAGGGGACTTGCCTCTGTCAAACCTGCGATCGAGGAATCCCTCAGCCCATGGGCGTCTGCCGGAATGGGTGCATCAGACTACGGAAGAGCGAAGGCTGCGGAATCCGGGCAGCTCGTTAGTGCGTCTGAAGCCTTGCCAGGGAATCGCTCATATACCCCGAGTATAAGTGACATAGGAAGGGCGAGAGCGCTGGCTAAAGCAGGTGGCTATGCCTATGGAATAAACTATGTTCCTTACGATGGATTCCCGATCATTGCACATCAAGGCGAAAGGCTCCTGACAGCTGCTGAAAACCGCAGCATGAAAATTGGCGGTGGTGTAACAATCACCGGAAACACTTTCGTAGTTCGTGAGGATGCGGATATCGAAAGGATTGCAAGGGCCATAGCCGAGATGTGGGAAAGGGCTTTTATTTTGAGCAATCCCGCACAATAAGGACGTGGTATAGATGAAATTCATCTTTTTGGATCTGCAAACCAATAAGGAATTAGTTCTGCCCGTAACACCTTCATCCTATGAGATCCCCCACGGTATAAATGTTGAGACAATCAATATCCATAGCGTGGGGGATGTCAATCTCCCTGGCACTGACAAGCTTGCTTCATTCGGCATAAATTGCATGTTCCCGGCAAAGGCGTACCCTTTCAATCAACCAGGAACGGTCCTTGATCCGTTTTATTATGTCAATATGTTCCGTTCCTGGTGTGAAAACAGGACAATCCTCAGGTTCATAATTACCGAAACACCCATAAACCTGCAGGTATTCATTGAGGAAATAACATGCAGCGAAAAGGACGGGACTGGCGATGTCTACGCAACTATATACCTGAGAGAATACAGGACACTGAAAGTGGCAGCGGTAAGCACCGAGACAGGGAATGTCACCAGAGAAACCGAAAGAACAGACCCTCCTGTTCAGACCCATGTGGTCAAGTCTGGCGACACCTTGAGCGCCATATGTCGGAAGTATTATGGAAACGCTTCATTGTACCCAGGATTGGCGAAATATAACAACATCAAGAATCCGCACCTAATTTATGTCGGTCAAGTCATCAAACTGCCTGGCAAAAACCTGCTGTTGTAAGGAGGGTTGCGCATGATTAAGCTACTGCTTACAAACAGCGATGGTACACAGGATATTACTCAGTTGGTCGAGAGCATCACCTGGGCTGGAGATATCATGCAGTGTGCGAGAACGCTGGATTTTCAGTTTCTGTCCTCGCCGACAGATAAGAACATCCCGGTAATTAAATGCGAACTGGGGAACACCGTACAGTTAAAGCACAATGACATGGACCTGTTTGAGGGTGTGGTTTTTGACCGGCAAAAAGGCACTGAAAATTCGCTTATTTCAATCGGGTGTTGCGATTTCGGAATATACCTTAAACGTAACGAAGGTACATATAAGTTCACAAATATGACACCCGAAGCCATCACTAAGAGAGTTTGTGCTGATTTTGGTATTGAGGTCGGCTCCCTGCCGGCGACAAATGTAAAGATATCCCGCAATTTCATTGGGGTAAGCCTATATCAGATAATCCAGACTGCATACACTCTGGCAGCAGATCGGACCGGCAAAAAATATATGATCCGTTTCAAGGGCCGAAGACTGAATGTGATAGAGAAGGGCATAACCGATGAAACTGTGGTAATCGAGGCTGGGAGCAATCTTATGTCTGCCTCAGTTTCTGAAAGTATTTCAGGGATGGTAAACCAAGTGACCATATATGACAAAAACGACAAGCTGGTCGCCACACAAAGCAACAGCGAGGCCATAAAGCTGTACGGTCTTATGCAAAGCTATCTGAGAGTGACTGAAGGCGTAGATGCGATAGCCAGGGCGAAGAAAGTCCTGGAAGACAACGGTGTATCACAGAAAATCACAGTCAACAACCTCGGCAATATCGCGAATATCGCTGGCAATACGGTAGTTGTCCGGGAACCATACACAGGCTTATATGGTCTTTTCTACATTGATGCTGATGCCCATACATGGAAGCGGGGGCAGTATTACAACAAACTGGTTCTCGACTTCCGGAACATTATGGACGAACAGGAAGTGGGCCTATTGCCCAACAAGAGTGGCGATCAGACGTCGGGCGAGAAATGGCAGTACCTGTATAAGCCAGGTACAAGGAGATGATTAGATGGAGGATAATCCTTTTGTGCAGCTTATTAAGAGTATTCGAAATGATAACAAAGCCCAAATGCCTGTTATTTTCCGATTTGGTACGGTGATCTCCACGGATCCAATAAAGATAGACGTGGCTGGGACAATACAAGAAAGGCAAGATTTGCTAAAAAACAGTACACTGGATCCGCTTCAACCGGGCGATCAGGTTTTAGTTCTGCCAATAGATGATGAACAGAGATATGTCATCCTGTGCAAGGTGGTGGGAGTATAATGCTTTTCCCGATTATCCAACCGCAGGCTACTGAGGCCTTCCAAGCGAGGACAAGCCCGGATCTATACCGGGAAGTCAAATGGGATTTTGAGAAGAATATCCCGGTATTTAAAAATGGCTCCCCTGTCATCGTGACTGGCAAGGAAGCTGTTTTAGTTTGGGCATGGAAAGCACTTCACACTCCGAGGTTCAGGCATGAAATATACAGCTGGAACTATGGAAATGATGTCGAATCCCTTATCGGGCAGCCGTATACGGACGATGTCAAGAGGTCTGAGGCGGCCCGGCTTGTGAAAGAATGCCTGCTGGTGAACCCATACATCACAGATGTATCAGAGATTAATGTGGCATTTCAGGGCGAAATACTGAGGATAAGCTGCAGAATCCAGACCGTATACGGGGAGGTGGCGCTGAATGTATGAGAACCTGACGGTCGAGCAAATCAAAAACGATATCCTGAATCGTATATCATCTGACCTTGATAAAAGCGAGGGAAGTTTTATAAACGATATGGTAAGCGGCGTGGCCTATGAGATATGGAAAGTATATCAATCCATGGATGCGCTGATACCAATAGCTTTTGTTGATGAGACATCAGGTGAGTACATAGACAAGCGGGCTGCAGAGTACGGCATAAAAAGGAAGCCAGGTACCAAGGCCGAGGTTGCCTTATCATTTACCGGTACCGACGGCACTGTAATTCCTAAAGGGAAGATATTTGTCACATCGGAAGGACTTCAGTTTGAAACAAGCGAGGATGTGACAATAGAAAACGGAGCGGCTTCAGTCACTGCAACAGCCGTAGAGATCGGATCTGAGTACAATGTGGAAGTTGAGACAATCACAGGCCAGTTGATCAGCCTTAGTGGACTGACGTCGGTAACAAACCCGGAACCCGCAACGGGTGGAGCAGACCCGGAAACCGATGCTGCATTGGTGAAAAGGCTATACGACTATCTGCAAAATCCGGCCACTTCCGGCAACGCAGCACACTATCGGCAGTGGGCGCTTGAAGTAGATGGGGTAGGAGCTGCAAAAGTTATTCCCCTTTGGAACGGTCCCGGCACAGTAAAAGTGCTCATAGTTGGCAACAACAACGAGCCCGTTGATCAAAGCATCGTTGAAAAATGCAGGGTACACATCGAAGAAAACAGGCCCATAGGCGCCACAGTAACGGTAGTCAGTGCAGAAGGTCTGCCAATAAACGTATCAGTGTCAGTAATTATAGACAGCACAACAACCTTGGAAAACGTGCGAGATTCATTCGAGGAAGCACTGAGAGTATACTTGCGCAGCATAGCGTTCAGCAAATATACATTGGTCTATAACCGTGTCGCATATATGCTACTTGATATACCTGGGGTTATCGATTATACATCGCTTACTATCAATGGCGGGACCACAAACATCACAATTGGAGATGACCAGGTGCCTGTGCTCGGAACGGTGGTGATCTCCTGATGAGCCTCCTTGATTTACTCCCCGAATACTACCGGAACAGCCCACAGGTTAAGGAACTCCAGGGAGCATTTGAATATTGGGCAGAAAAAATCAAGGCCGCAAGGGATGATTTTTTACGGCAGCTCAATGTCCAGACAGCTACCTGGGGGTTGGAACTCTGGGAGAAGGCGTTAGGGCTGGAGACTGATGTTTCGAAGCCGTATGAGTATCGACGTACCAGGATAATGAGCAAGCTCCGGAGCGCCGGCACCACAACTGTAGAGATGATTAAGAATGTCGCCCAGAGCTTTTCAAACGGAGAAGTAGAAATTATCGAGAAGAACGATGAATCAAAGTTTATAGTAAAGTTTGTCGGTACCCTCGGCATACCGCCAAACTTGGACGATCTTTCGGCGGCGATCGAGGAAATCAAGCCAGCTCATCTGGCTTATACCTTTGAGTATACCTATCGAACATATGGAGAACTTGCTGCCTACACCCATGAGCAATTGAGCGCATATACCCATCAGGCGCTTAGGGAAGGAGAGATGAATTGATGCCTGTATTCACAGAAAACTACAACCTTAAAAAGCCCTTACCTAATGAAAACTATAATGTCCAAGACCAGAATGACAACATGGACATCATAGATTCAGAGCTAAAGAAGCTTGAACAGATGCTTGAAAACATAGAGGTTCCCGTTACATCTGTGAACGGGGAGACAGGAGATGTAGTGCTGACTGCCGATGACTTGGGGGCAGAAACCCCAGCCGGTGCTCAAGCTAAGGCCGAGGCTGCAGCGGCAGCGGCCGCAAATGCCGTACAGGCAAACCTTTCAGCGCATGAACAAAAGACTGCATCAACATCACAAGCTGGCCATGTAAAGCTATCCAGCGCTACAAACTCTATTAGCGAGGACGTAGCGGCCACACCGAAGGCAGTCAAAGCCGCCATGGATGCAGCTAATTCAGCCCAAAGCGATTTATCTACGCACGAAAGCAAGGCTGCCTCTGCCTCGGCCCTGGGACATGTATACCACGCCATATACAATGTGACTCTGGATACGTCCTGGTCCGGCTCATCTGCACCATTTTCAAAGACCGTTACGGTAAACGGCATCCAAGCAAGCGATACTCCGATTATTGACGTTGTGATGAGCGGCACATATTCCACAGATACAGCAATAGCGGAGGCATGGGGGTATATTTATAGAGCGGTAACAGCCGACGGTTCGATAACATTTTACGCAACCGAAAAACCGACAATTAATTTGCCTATACAAATAAAGGTGGTGAGATAATTGGGAGAAGGACTTATTACAAGGCGTAATAGTAGTGGAGTTTTGATTGAGTTTAAGAATTATTATAACTCTGTTGAGGGATTAACCTACTCTACTCCTACAGCTTTGTCAGCAGCTAGATATGATTTAGCAGGAGCATCAGTAGGAGATTATGCTTTATTTGCTGGAGGATATGCTGGTGGCGGTGCTTCTAATGTAGTAGACGCATACAATACATCTTTAACTCGTTCTACTCCTACAGCTTTGTCAGCAGCTAGACGTTATTTAGCAGGAGCGTCAGTAGGAGATTATGCTTTATTTGCTGGAGGATATGATGGCAGT